CCTGGCATGACTGAGTTAGGTATGCAAGAAGAAGCTATAGCTGATATGTTTGCTGAGTACATGACTGTTACAAGAAACGGTGCACTGTTTCAACCTAAAGGTGTAATGGGTAAAGTCTTTGCACGTATTGCCACTTACTTAAAAATGATAGCTAATGCTTTGGGCTTTAATAAATTTACAGAAAGCAATAAAATATTTGAAGCTTTTGATAACGGTGTTCTAAAAGAAAGAAAAGAAATTATAGACTATGCAGATCTCCAAAGACTTGAGCCACTTAACTTAGCTAAAGCTGCTAACATATCAGAGCAAGATGCTATTAACTTTTTAAACAGAAAAGAAGGGGCAACTAAAGTTCGTGTTGGTAGTAAAACCGGCGGTGATATTTTACAGAATGAAGCACTGTACAAAGCATGGGATGAATATGTTGATGATAAATTATTTAGACAAAATCCAATGGACACACCAAGTATTCCAGTAGTTACATACGAAGGGGCTGAAGGGGCACTAGTAAAAGAAATGCTGCAGAAAATTTCTGGTTTGTTCAAAGGTTTAACTAATGTTAATGGTATACCTAACTTGGATATAGTAGAAAGTTATCTACAACAATTAGAAAATCTAGATGACAAAACTTTAAATACTATCTTTGCATATATGCAAGACAATCTTGGTTCTAATTTAGCTTTATCTTTTCAAAACTTTACAAGAGAATATGCTTCAGCAAGTCAAACAGTTGCTCAACAAGAAACTACTAGATTATTTAGAAATTTACTACTGCAAGCAAGTGGCATATTAGGCAATATAAGTCCTGTTGAAATGTATAGAAACAGGTTAGCGAGTATACGTACTAACTTACCTACGCAATCTGATCTTGTTATAGCAGGCAGTCCTGCAATTGTTTATCATGGTACTAGTGTTGCCAACGCTGCAGCTATAAGAAAAAAAGGATTTGCAACACAAAGAAAAATATACTCTGAAGGTATGCCTTACGATTCTTTTGGTTACCACTTTGGAGCATTTACTGCGGCTAATGACAGAGCAATTAAACATGATGAATCATTTAAAGAGGGGCAAGAAATTATAGCTTCTGTATTATACATACAAAACCCACTTAGAATGAGTGACTTAGGAGATAATTGGGGCACCGATAATTTGTTAAATGCTTTGACAATAAAAACAGATAAGATGGAAAAAACTGTTGGAGGTTCTTCTGCTTTATTTGTTGATCAAATATTTACTCAAGAAGAATCCAGAGCCATAAAGAAATTTGTCACGGATAATACCAAAGATAAAACATTAAGCGAACAAGAGTTTGCATTTAATGTATATCTTCAACAATTTATAGAAGCTAAGGGCTACGATGGTATAGTATATCGTAATCAAGTAGAAGGTGTAGTTAACGATTTTGATCCGACAAAAGACTCTTTCATTATATGGAACAATAAACAATGGCAACAAGTAGATGGCAATGGTAATCCAGATATGCGTGACTTAAACTATAATGCATCAGCAGACGGACCAATCGAGATAGCAATAGCGGATGATTTCTTAAGTACTAATGAGAAGATGAGCAGACAAGATTTTGCCGAGCATGATAGAAACATGAAAAAAGTTGTTAACGCTACTGAAAAGTTTTCTGCTATGGAAGGTGAAGTAAGTTTAACTGACATAAGCTATTTAGGTAAATGGTTTTCAAACTTAAGTACTATTGCTCGTAAGTATGGGGTAGTTTCTACTATGTGGAACAGTATAGACTTCATGCAAAAACTTGCACAAAAATTTCAGTCTGAATTTGCAATAGCTACTAAAGATGCTTTTATGATATATGAATTACTAGGCGAAGACGCTGTGTTTTTAGACAAAGCATTTTCTATTTCACAATCTTCACCAGGACAATACCGTCCTGATGCTAATGGCAATATAACGTTTGTTGCCCCCGAATCTAGAACATTACATAGAAGAAATGGTGACAGTTATACCATACAACAAGGTGAAGTTATAACTTTACAAGGAGATGCGGCCAAAGCTTATCAAGATATAATTGTAGCTAATGTTGATGTAATGAAAAAGAATTTAATGATGACTATAAGTGGTCACCATATGGAAGACTTCCAATCAGCTTTTGATTTATTAGCAACTGCATATCCAGAAAGTATAGTGGCATTAGGAAAAGACCCTTTGACTGGTGAAAACTATGATCCTGCCGTTCCTTTAACACCAGAACAAATTATGAATTTAGAGTATCCACAGATACAACAAGTATATGATTCTCTTAAGACTTTAAACCTTAACTTTAATGAACTAGCTATCTTTGATGAAACTTTAAAATCATCTGGCAGAATACAAGCACTACTTGGTAACGATACTGTGGGGGCAGAGACAAGATTAAGTGATGCTCTAAAAGTTGCTAAACAAACTGCTGAATTTACAAGGTTTGATTATGTACCATTAATGAGATACGGAGACAATGCAGTTACTGTAGTTGATACTACAAAACCTCGTACTAGTAAAGACCGGGTAGTTGCATACGAGCTGGTTGAACCACCATTGACAGAAGACAGGCTTAGGGGATACACTACTGCAGGTTTAATAAGACAAATAGAAAGAAAATTTGCTGATAAATATGCTGATCCTAAGTATGAAATAACAACAGTTAAATTAAATCCAGACATTATTAAAAAGTTTAATGATGAAGCACCTAAAGATTTTTCCGCATTAGAAGCAGTAGCAGCTAGAATGTCTGACAACAAAGGAAAGATGTTTCAAGAACTTCTTAAAGAATTAAACTCTTCAGTAAGTGAGGGCAGAATTGTAGGATTTAATCAATTTATTACTCCAAGAAGAGAAGTAGGTGGTGTAGATGGATACAGTGGTGACTTCATGAATGGTATTATGGCGTTCGGATTAATGGCTTCTGATTTTGCCGCACGTAATGGTATGTCTAAAGAGGTTGCAAGAAACTATGGCAAAGCAAAAGACTATGCTGATAATCCTAGAAGTCCTAAACCAAAATTAAGAGCAGCTATTACAGGTATGTATGACTATGGTGTAGTTGATGCTCACAACTATGAATTTTCTGGACTAAGACGAATGGGTTTCTGGTGGTTCTTGGGGGGCAATTTCTCTTCTGGTATCTTACAGACTATGAGTGCAATACAATTTACTGGCCCAATACTGTCACAATTTGCAGGCACTCCTAAAACATTGGTACAATTACCTAGAGCATTTCATGATGCTCGTAAGATGATGACTATTGTTGAGTCAGATTATGGTGACACATTTATGAATGTAAGTAATGCTCCTAAAGACTTGCAAGCATTGATACAAGAACGATTTAACAACGGAGTACTTAGACCTGGACAAGCTGGTTTAGAAAAAGGTCAAGCACCTAACGCTTCTATTATACCAGGCAAACGTGGTGCAGTTAGAAAAGCAGGGAGAGTATTTGAACAAGGTGTTATGAGTGGTGTCTTTAATACCTTTGAGACTTTCTCACGTACTGCTGGTTGGATTGCTTCATATAGATTAGCATCAGATCCAGAGACGTTAAGAAAAGCTGATGAATATTATAGTGGATACAACGAAATTTGGAATGCTAGAAAAGCTAGAGAAGGTGGTATCGCAACAGCTGCTATGTTTGCTGACTTAATGATTGATGAAACATTTGGTAACTACAGTAAAACTAATCGTCCTAAAATTATGAGAGGACTTGGTTCAGTAGCTTTCTTATTCCAAACTTATGTTAATTTAATGCTTGGATTGTTACACAGTTTATTTGTTAAAGGCAACAGAAAAACAGGCGGAGCTATATTTGCTAAAGTAATGTTGATGATGTTTTTAACTGGCGGTGTATTAGGTATACCAGGTGGTGATGATCTCAATAGAGTTTATGCATTTATATCTAGACTTGCAGGAGTTAATACAGACTTAAGAACCGAAATGAGAAACATGTTAACAGAAGTAACAGGGCCTAAAACTACTGACTTTATAATGAATGGAATGTTCGAAGCATATGCTAATGTTTCTGTTCAACAAAGAATAACTTTAGGAAACTTACCTGGTATGCAACAAGTCTGGTCTATATTAGGCACTGTAGGAATACCTACAGGCGCAAAACCTTATGAATTGTTTGGAGCTCCTGGTGCCATTGTATTAGGCATACCACAACAGATGATACAAATAGCAGGTCAGCAAGGGATTGGACAAGCAGTAAAAGATCTAGATTTTTATATGGCAGCTGCTCCTTCATTTATTAAAAACTTTTACAGAGGGGCATATAAATATCCGACTGAAGGATATGCGGATACTAGAAAAGGTACATTACTAACAGCAGACTTAACTACACCAGAGTTAATATTGCAGTCGTTAGGTTTTGCTTCTAATAAAGTAGCTAAAGAAAGAGAAGCTTTATTCAGAGAAAGAATGATTGACACCAAGCATCAAAAGACACACCGTCAATTTAATGCTAGATATAAAGAAGCATACAGAGATTTATATATGGCGGAGAATATTACATTTGATCCTGCTTTAACAGCAGATGCATATAAAAGATTAGGTGAACTTAGACTTGATGTTATTAAGTTTAATACTAGGATGGATGGAAAGTATGCCTACCGTCCTGATACAGCTAGACTGTTCGAAGAAGGCAGGCAACAAGCTAATCCTAAAGCAAGGATATATAGCTCGGATAAATTAAATATAAAAGAGAAAATAAAAAATAGAGAATCTCTTGGATTAGATTCTTAGTCCTTAGATTCTTTTTTCTTCTTATCTTCTACGGTCTCGACCGCTTCTTCTTTTACTTGTAGTCCAGCTATTTGTGCTTTTAACTGTGTTATAGTAACTCGATATCCTATGATAGCAGTTTCTTTTTCTTGTAATTGATTTACAAGATCATTCACAATTATCTGTTCATTGGTTGGTTGTTCACTCATGTGGTTCTCCTTGTTGGTTGTTAATAAACTATTTTTTTACTAATGATCCACCAAAATACAGACCAATAATTGCCGCCACTAAATTAGTATCAAGTGGTGTTATTACAATACCTGGTGCCGCCATTGGTACCCATTTCATTATCTCTTTACCTTCTGTAAAGAATAAAAACCCTGGTTTAAACTCAAGATATCCTACTATTATTTGTACTTCTGGTGCAAATATAGGAATAAGTTTAGGTAATACAACAATAGAAAAGATTGCAGTCAAGGCAATAATACGTCTTGTCCATTGAAACCCTGTGTTCTCATACTCTCTCGCTGATTTAAAACCTTCTTGTTGAACAGCATTTCTTTCTATAAGAAGTTTTTGTTCTGATTCTTTAGCTTTAATTTTCTGTGACCATATACTCATGACTCCACCGAGAACAGTGGAGCCAAGCATGGTAATCATTTCAAAGGGAATGCCCATTAGTTGATAATGATTCCTATAATAACTACAATACCTACTGCAATTATAATTTTAGTTTTCTTTTCAAGACCCATAAACCAGTCTTTAATTAGTTTTACTTTTTCCATATTTTTTCCTTTTCTTTTTAGCAACGCCAATAGTTTTATTGTTTAACATCTTTGCTAATTCTGCAAAGCTTATTTCTTTTTCTTTTGACATCTTTAGATTTTTTTCCAACTGTCAGTCAGAGAATTTTCTGTTATTTTTTCATGATCACAATTGCAACACTGACATGAAGAACAATTACCGCCGTTTGAGCAGTGACATTCGTGTTCACATCGTTTGCATTGTGTCATACTATTCTTTCTTACCTTCTTCGGTTGGTTCTACTTTAACTGCATCGCCACCAATCTTTACAGATGGCACATCAAACTCTGGGTATGGAATATCAAACCCTGGTTTAATCTCTTCTTGTTTTTTGTCGTTCATAAAGTCTCCTATTATACCAAATAAAGGGGGCACTTGCAAGGATTTACTTCCATTGTACCCACTCAGATTTTGGCTTCTTACTTAGTGCTTGCTCAGAAATTACAGGTAATTGAAAAGTTATACCATACTTAGGGTGTGTAAACCATAAAGCTTGGCGTGGCTCTTCAAAAGAAAACCTGTTACTCATTGCATATTCATCATAGCCTTTTAGTGATCCATTAACTATAATACCTTTTAAAGATAAGTACTGATGCCAATGACCCATGATAACATAATCAACTGGCTTCTTGTGTGTAGCATACTCAGTCTTAACTTTAGAAACGCCTCGAGCAATCGGACCTAACATGCCAACTACTCCACTGCCCCCCTTAACTCCAAGCCTATCACCATGAGTTAGTAAATAACTAACATCATATATTTTGTAATAAGCATCAAAGCCAAATGGTATTTGGAATTGTACTCTAGTATCTTTAGCATTGACATAGTGTTTCTCAAGCATAGTGTATAGCATCCAATCAAAACTAGTTGCCGCCGCTTGCTTGTGTCTATATTGTCTGAACATTCTACCATGATTACCAAAGGCACACGGTACAAATACTTTACCAAATACATCAGCCAGTGAATCAATTGCCCATGTCAGATGGTCGAACAATTCAAGTACATGTTCTATGTTAGTACCATCATTTGTTTCTGCTAGCTCCTCATGTATGTGGCCAGATATCATATCACCACCCAAGGCAACTACAATACCAGGATACTTAGGATTAACCATGTGGTTAGTACATAAGTCTATAGTAGATTCAATAGTAGACTTAAGTCTAGACTTAGCTATAGCTCTATCAAATTTGTTTAAGTTGTTTACTTCATCTGGATTAACTACCTCACCCCAATGAAAGTCAGATAAAAATAATGTTGGTACACCAGGTGCTCCATGTGCAGGTGATGCTTTAGTTAACCACTTAGGTGGTTTAGCTGTACGATTGTGTAATTTAAATACCGTCTTTCTTATTTGTTCTGCTGTAATATTGTCTAAGGCTAACTCTTTAACTTGAGTTTTTAACTCTTTGATTTGTCTATCGTATAACATCTTCTGTTCTACTAACGCCGCAGAGGTGTCGGGGGCATTCACATTTGGTGCAATCCCTTCTCGTTCTGCAGTATCTAATCTACCGATTAAAGTAGTACGTGGTATACCTAATTCTTTAGCCGCTTCTGCTTTGTTGCCCTTAGCTAGTACCACTGCATTAACTGCTTCTTGTATTTTGTCTATCATATATGTTCTCCTATATTATTTTTTGACATTAGAATCATTTACGATTCTACCGAAACTATCTACAACAGCACCTTCGGGTGCACTCTTTAAAGTTCCGTCGTTGTGGTAAGCAGGTGCTACAACTCTGTATACCAATTCTTGTGGAGGGTCAGATGGTATGTGTGTACCAGACCATTCTCCAGTTCTTTCGTAGCGTCTTATCTCAGCTAGATCACTCTTCGCATCTAGGTAAGTTCTGTAATGTACAGCATGGTCTTTATCTCTTTGACCTAATCTTCTTGATAATCTGTATGCAGCAGACATGGCTTCAGTTTTATCTTTCTTCCATTTGTCTAATGTCTTTTGATCCACGTCTTCTGGTGGCTTGCTTGTCGATGGGTAGTTTGGGTGGTACTTCATTTTATTCTCCTGTAAAAGCTAGGGGCAAACCAAAATTATTACATTTCAATTCGCCCCTTGTGCCCCCCTAATTGCATATTATACACTAGGAGGGGCGTTAAGTCAAGGGTTAATTTGACGATATATCAACTATTTCACACACTCCAGAACTGCAGGCTAACTCCTGTGATCCCGTTGTATTGTCTTCTTCTTCGTAGTTACTTAGCTCTGCCCAATCTATATGTTGTGGCATTAATTTAATTGCGTCTAGATATTCTTCTTTAGTTATATCTTGATATGGTGCTTGTTGATATACATGTTCTGAATGTGGTAAGAAACTAACACCAGATATCTCATCGAAGTGTTCGTATACCCAAGCCCCTACTTCTAACCATTCGTGTTCTCTTACTGATACTGTGCATGAAGGTTTGTGTTCACACCAATATCTTTGATACATTAACCAAGTTTCTAATTGATTGATAGCTGTCAAATCATTTCTAGTTATACAACCTTCTGGTGCTTTCATAGGAAAAGAAAACACAACAACTGAATCTGGTTTAGTTATGTCTGGTTCATGTGGCATACCTTTCTCAATCATTAAAGTTGTTAAAGGATCTTTCTTATCACCACGCACTGTACGTATATAGTATTGACTATGTCTGCTATGAATACCAGAAGCACTGTCAACTAATTGACTTACAGTACCAGATGGTTTAACACAAGTGATAGCTGTTGATTGTGGTATACCTAACTTCTTAGAAAATTCTTTATTAGTATCAACTGCTTCTTTGCGTAGGCGCATTAAGAATTCTTTATTAGGATTACTAGTAAGTTTGTTATCCATAATACCTGTCAGTGATACACCAAGTAATCTTTCTTCTTCAGTATTTTGTATCCACTGTTTACGTAGATATTTAAAATCAGTAAAGGTAGATTGGAATGTACCAAGGATAGTTGCGGCTCTTACTTTGGCTAAAAGATCTTTCTCACTATCCGTTGCACGGATAACTACCTCAGTTAAATTACAGAATTGATATGGTCGTAGTATAATTTCTGAGCAAGGATTAGTACCGAAGTCCCATTCAGAATCTCGTCTACCATTCTCTGCTGCTTTATTTTTGGCGGCTTGCCTATTGAAAATGCCCCGCTCACCAGACTTAGAATCATATAAACTCTTCCACTCATTTATAAACACAGACATATCTGGCTTAGAAGTATAGGCCGCTGAGTTATTGGAGAGGGCACGTTGCCCTTCATCTTGCCACCATTGACCAGTCTTAGCTCCACGCATTCTATCATCTTGTAAGTTACTGAGAGATATCAAAGCAGATCTTCTTACTCCACCTACTACAACAACCTCACCAACTTTACATACAATATCATGACATTCTAATGAATTAAGTTTTCTACCTATTGCATTCTTAAATGTTTTAATTGTAAACTCAAATAAATTTATCAAAGGTTGTGGACCACTTGCTCGCCCCCCAAATGTTTTTAAACGTGAGCCAGCTGGACGCACTCGGGATACATCTATCTTAGGAACTTGTCCAGAATAAAGTACAGCAACTAATTCTCTAAATGATTTTGCCCAACCAGCTTTACTATCTTGCACTACAATAATAGTATCAGTATCTTCAAACTCTTCAGCAATGACTGGTAACTTTTCTATGTTACTACGTTCTACTGAGAAGCCTACACCTGTGCCACATAAAAGAATATACATAACTTCATCAAAGGATCTAACATGATCTATTGGTATGTAGCTACAATTATATCCAGCAGTATGGTCTCTATCTAATGCAGGCCCAGCAGTCATCAATGCTCTCATTGATGGCATAACTTGTAATGATAATATGGAGTTAGTTAGTTCGGATTTTATTTTAGGATTTAATTTATATTTAAAGTTACTATCTAAATTGTCAGATACAAAATCTACATATCTGTTAACAGTTTCTGACCAAGACTCCCTACGTTTTTCATCATCTATAAATCTAGCGTACCTAGAGGTATGTATAAATTGTTGGTATTCAGTAGGCAGATAGTTATTGGTCATTAGATTTCCTCTAGTTAAATTTTGTTAATATGATGAAAGAACATTATAACATATTGGTGAAGGTCTGTCCACAACATTATGCAAATGTTCTCAAATATAATGTAGATAAGTCTTGCTTATAGATGTCATCTAATTCATCTATAATAACTCCCTTAGTTTTAGGGTTTAAAAATTTACATACTTGTACCATAATGATATTAGTATTTGGATATAGGTGTTCTACTATAGGCTTATATAGATAGCGAAGCTGTACTTCAGCTACCCTCCTAGATTTTAACTTGCATTCTAGTATGATCAAATCTTTTACATCACCATGTGGTAGAATTAATATATCAGATTGACAATAGCCTACGCCTCGCCTGTCTTCATACTGATACCACTGTCCATGTAATACATTCTCATCACCATAGATTGCTTTCATATAATTAGCTACTCTATTCTCATAGAGCACGCCAGCTCTCTTCACGCCTGTTAACCTTGGAGAGGGTATAAACACAGGACGTTCATCGAGAGCTTTCGCCCATCGCAACTTACTGATTACTAAGCGTCTTTTCGACATGGAAAAACCACATTCCCTTCGACCTTTATGTAACCAGAATCTTCCATAGCCTTGATAGTTTGTTCTAACTCTCCAGGATTTGGAACCTTACGTAGCAATTCTCTTTTAAATAGCTTCATCAACATGTGACTTCTGCCGTTATTAAATAGTGTGCCATGTAACCATGTTACCATGTCATGTGCAATGCGTCCAGTTCTGCCCATACCAAAACCTTCCAAGGCTTTAGGCATTTGTTTTTCTGCCGCAAACATTAATTCTTTTGTGAACTCCCAATCTTCCAACATAATCTTACGAGTGCTTCTGCGTGAAGCAGATACTGCAATAGCAATCTTAATAAAGTGAGATACTCTACGTTGTACATACTCTGATAAATGGTTGTCGGTAGGCTCTGGTGGTATACCAGCTTTAATATCTTCGTCAACAATTTTAAATGCATCCTTATCAAAAGTCATAGGCCCATACATCTTGGCTATGTCAGCCAGATCCTCACGTAAATTATCTACAGTATTGTCACTGACTCTTTCTTGTATTAATGATTGTGGTATACGATCGCCATCATAATAGATAGGTAACATACGAGATAACAATCCTTGAGATCGTGCATCTTCTGGTAGGTTATCTACAAATTGTTCTGGTGTAGCACAGGCTAACCAATTAAGGCACGGTCCTTTGATTAAATATTCGCCAGAGGTTTTAGTCTTGTGACTGTACTCTGCTTTGGAATCCCACATATCTGTCATAAACATTTGTAAGTATCGCTCATGCCTGCCCATAAAAGTACCAAACTCTGAGGTAACTAAAGTCACAGATGAATCATAGAACTCATCCATTACAGGAGAAGATAAACGTAAATCTAATCTAGTAATCTTAGTCATATCCACCGCTAATTTTTCTGGTGTGATTCTATCTTGTACTACATACAAAGGATAATTACGTAAGCCATACTGATCTAATCCAGAGTTAAAGTTCTGATCATCTTCCGTAGTACCTATTGGTGTAGTTAGTTTGCTGAATACTTTTGTGAATGGTAAGATTAAACTTACTGATTTGTTTCTGCCAGGTGGGGCAATTAAAACTATAAAGTTATTAGATCTGATATCATAGTTAGCCATTGGATACCACACACGTCTGCCCATGGCTCCAGCTACAGCACTTAACGCACTCCACTGTGCAAAAGGTTTAGGTATCGGACTACCTTTGATAGCATCCGCTGATGCTTGTATGAAGTCTGTATAATTTCTACTCATGTGGTTTCCATTTCTTCATGTGCTTCCAATCGAGACCTGTCTCACAATCAGAAGGGATTATCATTTCTCTGCCATTTACTTGCATAGGATTCTTCATACGTGCTAGTATCTTAGGTATAACCTCGGCTTCTTTACCGATAGGAAACTGTCCTAAGATTGCATCATGTACCTGTCCAAGTATTTCTACCTTATCATCTTTTAATTCATCCCATACACGATACAAACCTACGTTTAGTAGATCACCAATAGTAGATTGTGGTACGTAAGCAATAGCTTTACGCAATGTAGTAGCTTCATCTAGTCTACCCCAGAATTGTCTACGTCTACCTAGTGGTGTAGTAAGTGTGCCTTCTAGTTGCAACTGCTTCGCAGTATCATCGTGCCACTTACGTATCCCTGGAAATGCTCCGTGTATTCTGACTAAGGAAGATGGGCCAGTCCCTATTATCGTGCCCCCATCAATTAGTTCTTGGAAACCACCTTCCTTATCCTGTTTGTGCCATCTCTCCAGTGATGACAACGCAATCACTCCACCGTAGTAAAGTAATTGAAACCTTGTAGCGTGTGAGATCTTTATCTTTAGATGTCTACCTAAAGATGTAGCTGATAGTCCATAGTTAGTACCATGTCCTGCTCGCTTACACATGTCTCTGTAACTGAAGTGTCCTATGTATGGACGATCAGCCAGCTCTCTGTTCTGTGCAAGATCAGAAGACCAACCCATATTAGGCCATACCATTTTAACTACTTGGGTATGTAAGTCCTCACCTTCACACGCATTAATGTATCCCTCATCTCCAGCAACATAAGCTGTAACCCTAGACTCCGCCTGTTCTAAGTCAGCATAAAATAATACATTGCCTTCATCGGGTACAAATATTTCCCGCATGTCTTTTGTTATATTCTGTAGATTAGTTCCTGTACCCCAAGGGCTTTCTGAACTTGACCATCTGCCAGTCTCAGTCCCTGCTACCTTGAACGAAGTACGTAACCTACCATCGGAATCTCTCTCACAATTAAGAATGTTTAATTGTTTATCTATATCACGCAAAGATAGTATAGCATTACAGAATGGTCTAGCACGTGGATACTCTTTACATAAATGTTCTAGTGCTTCTTTATCTGTTGATACTTTCTGTTTACCTTTGGTGTATGCAATTACTGGTGGTAAGTTAAGCCACTCATATAAAAAACTTTTAAGCTGCAAAGGACTGTTGTGATTAAGATCTTTGTCCCATACTGCATTAGCAAACAAGTTTAACATGCGTTCAACCTTGACTCTGTTCTTGATAAGGGGGGCCCGGATTACTCCTGCCTTCATCTCATCAACCTTTAGTCCACGTAGCATCATACTAAGTGCTGGCTTCAAACTATCAAGTTCAAACTTGTATGTCTTCTTAGTTGTATCGTCTAATTCCTTTGATAGCTTTGACCATATCTCACTAGTAAGTGAACAGTCTAGTCCGCAATATACCCAAAGAGTTTGTTCTTTACTTAACTCTTGAGTTGCTATCTCCGTGTTCTTGATTATCCTCATCATCCCTCTCCTGTGTGGTTTCAATAAGTTTGTTAATAAACCATTTAGCTTTTTCTAAATCTTGTATTGGTTTTTCTTTGTGTTCATATCTCCATAAATATTTCATAGCACTACCTTGTAAATAATATTTAAAGCCATCGCCTTGACAAGCCTTGATAGCATCAATACAACCTATGCCTCCTTTGTTGTAGTGTGATGGGAAGTTTACTGGATCTTCTTCGTCTAAGTCTTGTACTTTTTTAAAGAACTCAGTCATCTGTTTTACGCTTGTCATTTGATACCCCCATTATATAAAAAAATTCTTCTTTAGATTTCTTTGTATCTAACATAGCAAAGTCACATATCAAATCAAAGTCTTCTTCATTATTAAACAACCAATCAATTGCATCTTCTCTAAACTTTATATACTCTTTGTCCCTACCAGTGTAGGCTATGTCTTGCATAGCTTGATCCAATACTGAACGCCATAACACTATCTCATTCTCAATAGGGATATACTCATCCGCTATCGGCTTGGCCGCAAAGTATTGGGGACGTTTCATAAAATTTTATTCCTCTGCTTTAGTACTCTTAGAAAAACTTGTAAGGTTTTTCCATGCCCCTTCATTGGTATAGATAGAACCTAAGAACCCTAATCCTTTTTCCATTTCTGGCTGGAGAGAATGTTGTGCATGCATGGTGTCATGTACAGTTCCTGCTACTTCTATTCCGTATTTATGATTAAGCCAAGACACATCATACGTTTGATTCTGTGCTACCTTGACTATTGTTTTATCTTCTAGTAATTCTTTTATCGCTGACCATACCGCCAGTTCAGTAGTGTAGTCATAAAATGTTTGAGACTTTTGAGTGATGTCCCTAAAAGGTACAACCATTGAACGCTCTGGTGATGGTGCAAATCCAATGCAAGTGATCTCACCACTTGCTGTTTCGATGTCGAATGACAACGGTTTGTCTTCACTGTTTTCTTCCTTACACTCTTTAAAGAACTGTAATACTTCTGGGTAAGTGGGTTCAATGTATATCTCTCTCTCTGTATTTATAATATCTTTGTTAGTAGATTCTTGTGCTGCTTTCTTTAGATCACTAACTACTGTAGGTCTAAAGGAATAGTTCTTGAGAACTGCAAACGGACTGTATGTTGGCATGATCTTGTATGGTCTATGTAAGTTACCTACATTTGAATATGTTAATGCTCCCCTGTAAGATCCTATCTTATCTATGTTTGTTAATGCCCACAGACCTAAGCCTCCCATAGTAATTATGATGTTAGGATTAAAGTCGTTGATCTCTCTATATAATCTTTTAATATCTTGTTCATAGTCTTGTTTTAAAAATCCGTATTGAGAAGGAGAATAGTTTGATTGCCACTCTCCCTCTTTCTTGATAGCCTTATACTCGTTCCGCTTGTGAAAGAAGAACTGAGCATTTTCTTGTGCTGGCTTTAATTGGAATGCATGAGTGATCATAACAGTCTGTGCATCTATACCTGCGAGTGTGCACATGGGATTCAATACTTGCTGTATGCCTCCTGTATTTATCTTGTTAAGTCTAGATTCGGTAGTCGTAGGATATTCTAAAACTATGCAAATAGAATTCCCAGAATCTGGAATCTGCGACTCAACCCGCTTATGTACTGCGTAATCACTCATGCTATCACAACCTATCTATTAATAATCTTTTTAATAGATGCTTGTAATATGTCTTTGTTCTTACCAACCATCTCGTGCTTTACAACACCCGAGAAAGACTGACC